GCTGTTCGGGCTGTTCGTTTACCGGATCGACGAGGCTCCAGTCGTCGACGAGGTCGGTCTGGTTGGACACCTCGTAACGGAACGCTTTCAGCGCCTCCTCGTCGCGGTCTGTCCGCGAGGCGCTCCCGGCGAAAAAGTCTCCGACGCCGACGGTGTCCTCTGTAAGCGCGTTGACGATCGGAAGCGTCTCAATGCGGATCGTTTCGACCGTGTCGCGGAGGGTCGCCTGCCTGCGGAGGATGTATTCCCGCAGCGACATCGCCTCGATCTGTGCTCTGGAGAGCCCCTCGCGGTAGCCGTACCGCTCCCACTCGACGAGGTCGAGGTCGAACAGAGAGCCCTCCTCGTCTACTTTCCCGCTGTGACCTCTTCGGGGAGCTCCTCGTCGGTGAGGCCCTCGAACTGGGCCATCACTTTCGGCCCCAACTCCGCGGCGAGGCGCGGCGTGAGGACCGCGTCGAAATCAGCTTTCTCGATCGGGGCGTCGAACGGGAGGGTCCCCACGTACAAAAGGGAAGCGAGCGCGTCGAGGTTGCCCTCCACGTCGTCCTCCTCCAGCTCGCGAAACTGGGCAAAGTCGACGCCCTCCTCTTTCCCCTGCTCGAACGCGGATTTGTTGAGGAGCCAATGGAACGACTCGCCTGCGATCTCCAGTTCGATCGCGTCAGGGTGCTCGGAGGGGGTCTCGAAAAAGTACGACATATAGGCGTAAGTTTAGAGCGGATTGATCGACCTCTCCCCCACGCGAGCGGAACGAGTCCGCTCTTAGCGCCTCCGGTTAGTTGACGACTCGCGAGAGCGGGCCAGAGCCTTGCAGGGTCGCGGAAAGTGTGGGAAAGCTGTTCCGCTCCAGCGTGATCTCGCACTCGGACAGGTACGCCTCGCCCTCCCAGATCGTCGAGGGCGAGACGGTCGTCGAGGGCGAGACGGTCGTGCCCCCCTCCTCGTGCTGGAGGGCGATCGTCGCGGTCGACTGCGTAAAGTACAGGTTGACGAGACTCTCGATTGTCGACTCGAAATTGGAGGTCCGCGTCACCTCGCCCGACCCCATAAACGGGAGCGATTGGCTCGCGGGATCGTCGGTCCCCGCCGCGATCTCCATGTCGTCGGCTGCGAGCGTGCCGTCGAACGTCACGCCCAGCACGTCGATCTCTGCGTCGACGTTTTCTCCCGCCTCGCGCTTCGCGTGCAGCTCCCGAAAGATGCGGTTCTCTTCGCTGCCGCCCTCGGGGTCGTAGTAGTGCCCCTCTGGGTCGACCTCCCAGCTCTGCCGAAGCGGGACATAATACTGCCAGCCTGTCTGCTCGTTAATCCCAGGGGGCACGGTCTGGAGCTCCTGCGACAGCGTGAGGGCGAGGCTCTGGAGGCCTGGGACGGTTTCGAGCGCCGGGTTGTCCGTGTTGTCGTCGGTCGCGTCGACCTTGACTTTCAGCGCCGCGTTCCCGTTCGTGAGCACGTCCTCGTCGGACGCGTTGGGAATCTGCCCCTCGAACTCGACTTGCCAGTCCTGGTCGCCCGACACGCGGTTCGGAAAGTTCGTGTTCTTGACCACCGACTCCGCGAGTTCGGGCGTCGAGGTGAGCGTGGCGTCGGTCTGGTCGGTGATCGCCGTGCCGCCCTGCGCGACGATCATGTTGATCCCGCTGATTTCGTCGGCTGGCATATCTAAATTGTGGCTTTAATCTGAGTGTGAATGTCGTAGGTGAGGAGGAGGTCAAACGCCCGATCCCCTCCGTCCTCGTAGCCGACGGGCGTCTCATTCGTCGGCTCCCGCGGCCAATGCACGACCCGGTGATCCGTCGGGTCAATCGTCGCGTTGTTGAGCGCGGCGATCACTTGGTCCGCGAGCTCGTCGCGCCGCCCCACGTCTGCGGCACCTTTTGGGTATCGCGTATGCACGCGGATCGTCTGGGAAATTTCGTGTCCGGTGTCCCGCTTGATGTCGCCTCGCGAGGGCGTCTCGGGGGCCTCGATCATCACCAGCTCCTCGTCCGCGCTTCGCGTCTGCCGCTGGACCACAACGTCGACGGTCAGAGCCGCGTCGAGCACGCGATAAAGCTCCGAACGTAGGGCTTGCCGGGGGCGCATGGCATCGAGTCTATAGGGTCTCCAGTCGCGTGACCTCCTCCTCTATGATATCTTTCGCAGGCTCCCAGAGGTAGGGCTGTCCATCTTGGTAGATCGTCCCCAGAGCGACGTGAGGCGCGTAGTCGAGGCCGCTAAAGACCTCGTGCTCCCGTTTCTGGAGGCTGTCGCGCAGCGCCCCCGTGTCGACCGGGACCTCGCTTCTCGCCTCCTCGTGTGTCCGCTCCGTCGCCCGGTCGAGCATCGCCTCGACTTGCCCTGCGAAGTCGCGCCGCTGGGCGTCGATCCAGGCCGACACCTCGCCCGCGTTGTGATCGATGTCGGCCATTAGCTCGTCTGCTCGTACGAGAGGAGGAGCGAGGCGTCGTCGGGGACCACGCTCTCGACGGTCGCCTCGTAGGTATTCCCCTCCTGCGTCTCAACCGTCGCGTCGTCGCCTGGGCGAACGGAACTCGTCGGCTCTGCGGCGAAAAACTGGAGCGCGCCGTCGTTAAATGTCGAGGGCAGCTCCTCCGCGCTAATGTCGAGGGCCTGGGCGTCGCCGTCGCAGGAGAGGACCGTCTCCGTGCCTGTCTTTTCCGCTCCGTTAGGCCCCCGCGACACAGTCGACCTCTCGACTGTAATCGCGTCTCCGTGAAAGCGGTCAGAGGTCAACATCTACCAAAGGCCCGACACGGGCTCCCTCTCATCAAAGCGGCGTAGGGGTCGAAACAGGCGCGTCGGGATCGTCGGCGCGTCTGCGTAGGAGACGCTTTTGGACCCGACGCTCTCGCTGTCGAGCATCTCGGTCTCCTCGTACTGGAGGCTCCACTCGACGACCTCCGCGATCACGAGTCGCAGCCTGCGGAGAAGCTCGTCGTCGACGCGCTGCACGTCGACCGTCCCGTCGGACTCTGTCGCCCAGCCGACGAGACGCACCTCCGCGGTCGGGTCCAGCTCGCCCTCGAAGTACCAGGCCAAAGCGTTCTCGCGGCTCTCGCGGTAGCGGTCGACGACCTTGATCTCCGCGAGGTCGATGCGCTTCCGAATATCCTCCTGGGAGCGCGCCTCCTCGCTGAGGAGGCTCAAATGCGCGTCGGTCAAGATGTCGGCCATAGCGGGGACCCCTATCTTAGGACCCGATCAAGCGTTATTGCTTGATGCGGAAATCGACCGTTGCGCCGTCCCGAATCACCTGGGCTCCCGCGACGTGCAGCCCGTCGATCTGGTCGCCCGAAAAGTCGGTGCTAGGCACGCGCCGCACGTTGAGGACCGCGTCCTCGTAGGCGATCGACTGGTTGATCCCCGCGAGGGCGTGGTCGTAGCTGGGCGAGGAGCCCGTATTCGTGAACTGCCCGTTGGGGGCCTTGTAGAGCCGAAAGCCTTTGAACGCGCCGACGAACCGATTCCGCAGGAGCTCGTCCGCGAGCCCGGTCGGAGACTCCTCGATCACGTCGTCGTCGATGTCGTTCATCACTCCCGGCGGGAGAACCATCCAGCGGTTGTCCGGTCCCATCGGGGCCTCCGCGTTGTCGAGCTTCGTCGCGGCCTCCGCGACCTTGTCCCGAACCGAGTCGTTCGCGGGGTCGTAGGTGACCTGGAGCGACGCGTCCGTGTAGTGGGACAGGACGAACTCCTGCGCCGCCTGGAGGAGCGAGGCGACGCCCTCCTCGCGGAACATATCCGCGATCGCGGAGGCGCTGTCGTCGACGGGAGCCTTGAACGCGAACGCCTTTTTGTGCGTCGCGGAGATCGTGTCCTCGTTCGTGTCGATGTCCTGCGGCGTCGGGAGCGAGCCGCTGTAGTCCGACAGGACCACATCGCCCAGAGTTTGCACGTTGACGGTGTCCTCCGGCTCCTCGAACGAGCCGCGAACGAGGTCGCGGTTCACAAACGCGTCGTAGGTGTTCGCCGCGCGGAGCTGTCGCAGAATCGCGCCCCTGAGTACCCGGTTGAAATTGGAGTTTGCAGCCATAGCTGCACAGCGTTTTCAGTGTCGAAAGAGTGACGGGCTGGGTTCGGCCAGCTACTCCCCAGCCCGTTCGGGCTGGAATTACTTGATCCGGTTTTCTGCCTCTGCGGTTTTCCAGTCCTGAAACGTC